AATCATATTATATTCTGACGGATCAACAATGACAATTTTTAATTAACTTTGCTATTATGAAAAATAAACCTTACTACACAGTTGAGACTGGTATCGAGAAGATTATCAGAATGAAGAAGTCACAAGAAAAGATGAAGGACATTGCTGAAGAGATTGATGAGTTAAGAATCAAGCAACAGTTTGAGTCAATGCCTAAAATGAAGTTTGGAAGAAAGCGTTAATAATCTATTCTTTTGTGAGGGTTTTGCTTACGAACCTCTTCATTAAATTTCTTAATACTTAGCACTAGGACCTTATCTGAATAGGTCCTTTTTTTCATTATAGGGTTCTTGCTAGTAGACTCTGGTATCTGCATTTCATAGTTAAGCATCTTATACATATTTGTACACACGTGCCTTCCATGCCTAGTGATCTCATATAGTCTGTGGTCACCTCTATGTTTTTCTTTCCAGCAGTGCACCCAACCGTCTTCCTTTAGTCTTTTAAACCTGTGTCTATCCCATCCAAATGCGTTGGCGTATTCTTGGAAATCCCAGTATGTAAATAGTCCTTCTGAGTAAAGGTACAGCAGCATTTCAAGATCAGCTGTAGACAGATCGTAACGTATCATCGTGTATCGTCTTATTATTCTCCACCACTTAAGGTAGTCTGATTTTGGTTCCCTTCTTGTGTAATTTCTTTGAATTTGCTTTACTACTTTCATAAGAGTAAAATTACTATCTTTGCATCTGATATGCAAATCAAACTGATTAAAAGACATAATGGAGTTGGAGACACTATTGAATCAGTGTTGAAAACTACAGGAATTCATTACATGGCAAATGCTATAGCGAATGGAAGTCCTAACGTACCATGTATTCCTTGTCAGAAGAGGAAGGAAGATTTAAACAGTCCTGATTTGTTGGTTAACAAGATGTTTTATGGCACTAGGTAAGACGGCAAAATTCTACAGAGAAAATCCAGAGGCTCGCAAGAAGCATCGGGAGACATCTAAAAAAGCTGCTGCAAAACCAGAGGCTAAGAGAAAAAGGGCTGAGGCTAATAAGGCAAGAAAAGAATTAGGCATACCTAAAGGTAGTCATATGGATGCGAGCCACAAGAACGGAAAGATAATTAAAGAACATAGGAAAGAGAATCGCGCCAGAGGAGGTGCATTTAAAAGGTAAATAAGATGACACATTGGAATGAGATATTAGTACCAAAGGCAGGTACATTTTTGGTGAATACAGCTACTGAAAAGGTTGTTAACCACATGATGATTGTTGTACTTGAGGATACAATTTTTAACGCTATCAAGGTTGATGGTGTTGACGTGAAGTCTTCATATATACAGAATGCAGCGGTTGCTGTAAAGGCTGGTGCTATCATTACACCACTTGACATTACTAAGCCATTTTCGGCAGTTGATTTAGTTAGCGGATCTGTTTCTATAGTTCTTCAATAATGCCTGGATACGGATTAGGATATTCATCTTTAGTAAGGAGGAGTAGCGGACCAAGTGGCCCTGCTTACGGCACACTAACTACTGCGTGGATAGCTGCTACAGGAGAAACGGATACCACTATCTTAGGTGCGTTGAATACACTTGAGAGTGACCTAACTACGTATGGACTGACTGCTAAGATGAAGGCTTTATATCCGTTTGTAGGTGGGACTGCGGCAAAACATAAGTATAACTTTATGGATGCGCGTGATTTAAACGCAGCCTTTAGATTGACATTTAATGGTGGAATTACGCACAGTTCAAATGGTATCCAATTTGGAGGTGTTAATGGATGGGCAGAAACAAATTTAACAACATCAGCAGTTTTAGGTCAAAACTCTACTCACCTATCATTATATTCAAGGACAAATAATGGTACTGCGGTTGTTGATATAAGTGGAGATGCTGGGGTGCAAGATGGAACACCAAAAATGTATATAAATTTTGGAGGCACAAATACATTCTTTTCAGTAAACCAAGCTAATAATTCAATAATAGCTGATGGCTCATCATCAGGAATGAGGTTGATTTCAAGGATAAATTCAACCAATGAAAAATTATATAAAAACGGAAGTGTTTTATTAAACTCATCTCAAACATCTTCTACATTTGGAGCAGCTAATACAATTCAGATTTCTAATTATGCGGGTTCTTATAGGTCAAATAGACAGTATGCATTTGGCTCTATCGGTTTAGGCTTAACTGACACCGAAGCATCTAACTTATACACTGCGGTACAAGCGTTTCAAACTACATTATCAAGACAAGTATAATGAAACTAACAGACATAAAACAAGCAGAATATCCTAACTATGTAGGACTGCTTACAGAGGCACAGAAAGATGAATTAGTAGGTCAGCAATACACTGAGGATAGCTACTTCAATCCTATTCAAGATGCGGATGACAATTGGATAATCTCAACTGAGGAGATGAACTTCTGCACAAACGTAGATTTTCTATGGGTTAAGGACTTGGATTTAATACCTTACAATCCTAAACCTACACCTCCATTCCCACCAATAAATTAATTTGCTATCTTTGCAACATGGATCCAGTATCAATAGCAGAATCAGTTAAAAAGCACGGGGTTACAGGACTATTATGTATCTGTTTATTTTGGATGAATAGCAGACTATCTGACGTTGAAGAAAGACTTTATGACTGTTTAGACGAACGAGCTCAAGCTAAGTCTACACCTATTGGATCTAAGAAGCAACATAATAGAGAGCACATGGTAGCGGTACTACCAGACAAACTTAAGATTGAATGGCAGTCTTAAGAGAAATCTTACAAGATACTTTAAAGAAAGACGGAAAATGGTCAAGGACATCTATGACTATGTTCTCAGCATGGGCATTATCTCTATCTATGGCTATGTTTGACTTTTTCTTTAACGGACTAAAGTACGATGTGTGGGTGACACTTGTTGTTGTCGCTACTGGAATAAAGATTACGGACGCTTGGAGTAAAAAGATTGCAAAATGAATATGAAGAGGAACATACTTATTGCTATAATTTGGTTCATATTTGTTTATGTCGTAATGGTATTATTTGCTAGTTGTTCAGCAGAGCGTCATTTAAAAATCGCAGACAAGCATATACATAAGGCTTTATCTAAAGGAGCAAAGATAGATGTAGATACGGCATACACGTATATCTATAAGACTGACACTATATATGATGAGACGATTAACGAGGTCAGATTTATAGAGACGGTGTTTGACAGTGTGCCATACCTTGTGACTAGAAAGGTATACATACCGATGTCTAGGCAAGAAAGACTTATGTGCAGAGACTCATTGAGCCACATCCGTAAGTTATATGAGCTAGAAACTAAGAGAGTTAAGGTACAAGAAAAAGAAGAAACTAAACAAGTTAAGGCAGAAGAGAAGAGAAAGAAGAAGACAAGCCCAGTATCATTCTTAAAGAATCTTATGTGGATCTTAATCTTTTTTGCTATTGTATATTTCTTAATAAAACTAAATAGAAGTTTATGAATTTAATGGATAAATACGTAAAGTTTGTGTACAAATGGGAGGGTGGTCTATCTAGAGATAAGGCTGACTCGGCTAGCAAATTTCCATGTCCTACACCACATAAAGGTCTTACGGGATGGCATACCAATATAGGTATCACTTATGCTGTATGGAAAGGTATGTACGGAAAGAATAATGACGCTAGGTTTTTTGCTATGGATGCTGATGACTGGTGGAATGTATTCAAGACGTTGTATTGGAATGCCGTTAGGGGTGATGAGTTCAAGTCACAAAATATTGCAATATTTGTGACAGGAATGGCTTGGGGAAGTGGAAAGAGTCAGGCCGTAAAGTCTTTGCAGCAGGCAATTATTAATTGTGGAGTTGCTGTAGATAAGGACGGTATTCTTGGGAACAGAACTATTGCTGCGGCAAACGGCATTGAACCACAGAAGTTATTTGATGCGCTTGTTGCAGAGAGAAAAAGATTCTTTGAATACATTGGCCGACCTGGAACTAAGAATAGCAAATTTCTTAAAGGATGGTTGAACAGATTAGCGGATTACGTAAAAACATTTAGACCATGAGTAAGAGAGTAGAAGCAGGGAAACTTGAGAAGAAGAAGGTCAGCAGGCCAGGCGTTCATTCTAAAACAAAGACTAGCAAGCTAAAGACTAGCAAGAACTACAAGAAGACCTACAAGTCTCAAGGTAGATAATTTTAACTATCTTTGCATAAAACATAATATTATGCCAGCAATACCATCAGGCACTAAGTTTATTGGGATATCTTCAAATGTCCCTGTACCAGAGAACAGATCAGCTTTAAGCAATAGCTATCAAGAAGTATACACTATTGACGATATTATAGCAGAGGCATCAGCAGCTAGTACTAATATATATAATAGTGACGGTACGTTAGACGCGAACAGGACTGTTACAATGTCTGGAAGATCACTTACATTTAGCGGAGGTGAAGTTGTATTTAATCAAGGCACTACAAATTCTGGTTCCATAAAACTTTATGAAGACTTTGATGCTGGTTCAGATTATGTTCAGCTAAAAGCTCCTCAATTTATGGCTCAAACTACATCTTTTGTTTTCCCTGGATTTGTAGGTTCTGCTGGTCAATTTCTAACAAACTCTGGATCTGGAGTAACTAATTGGGCATCGTTACCTACTGAGATCCAGGTGGCTGCGTCAGATGAAACTACAGCACTAACAACTGGTACTGCAAAGGTTACTTTCAGAATGCCTTACGCTATGACAGTTACTGCGGTTCGTGCATCTCTTTCAACTGCTCAAGCATCAGGTAGTATCTTCACGGTTGACATCAATGAGGGTGGTACAACTATACTATCTACAAAGCTAACTATAGATAACACTGAAAAGACATCTACAACGGCAGCAACACCAGCGGTTGTATCTGACACTGCACTAGCAGATGATGCTGAGATAACTATTGACATTGACCAAATTGGCGATGGTACTGCAAAAGGTTTGAAAGTTACTATCATAGGAACAAGAGCATGATAATCAATCCATATTTAGTGCAGCCAGGTGTGCCAGCATTCACTGGATTGCTTGACACCTATTCAGGTGCTGCTTTAGCTTATTCTGCTGCAAGAAGATTGTCTTCTACATATACTGGTTCACTTATTAGAGTAAGAAGGTCAAGTGATAATACAGAGCAAGACATAGGATATGACGGAAGCAATTTATTAGATGAATCTGCACTTACCACATTTGTGGGTGCTGGTAATGGATTTGTAACTACTTGGTACGACCAAAGCGGAAACGGGAAAAATCAAACTCAATCTACCGCTGGCAATCAGCCTAAGATTGTATCAAGTGGAACTATAATAAAAGAAAATTCAAAGCCTTGTATTCAGTTTGATGGCGCATCTGCAACCTATATGCAAAACACTACAACTGGGTTAATACGATTAGACAAAAGGTCACATTTTTATGTTATTAAAGAAACTTCATCTGGTTCATATAGAGGTGTGATAAGTTATGCTCCAAGCTCAGGTGATGACTTCTCAAATGCTAATGGAGGAAATAGCAATTTAGGAGATGGTTCACCTAGTTTTGGACAATTTACTATAAATAATTCTACAAGTAGTGTAGCAATATCGGGAAGTAAACCAACTCCATATTCATTATTTTCTCAATATTATGATGCCACAAATGGATATGTACAGAAAAATAATGGTTCTTATTCATCTGCGGCACACGGCTACACAGCAAATAAATTTAATACAGGTGGGTTATATTTAGGACTTAGATATCTTGTGGGTGCTGTCAGTACGGCATTCAGTATGACTGGAATACTTCAAGAGATGATTATTTACAATGGTGATTCACAAAATAGTAATATGTCTGCAATAAACACAAACATTAACACATTCTATTCAATCTACTAATGGAGATAAACGGATATAAATACAATACAGAGCAAGAAGCAATTAATGCTAGAGAGGCTTGTGATACTTACTACGGCATTCCTGTAGCACCTGATGACGTTACACAGAATTGGGTAGAATATCAAACTGCTAATTTGGATACACCTATCTTTTATTACATCACATTTGATGAATCATTGAAAATAGTATTAGGGAATCCTACAGATTTTGAAGTCACTACACCACCATTCCCTCCAATAAATTAATTTTAATTATCTTTGTGCTATGGGAGAAATTAACAATTACTCAGTAGAGTCAGTAAGAATAAATGACAGGATACTTGCCTCTGACGGAATCAGTGGAGCTACTAAGAATGTTTCAGCTGGAGATGTAGCAGAGCTTGCAGGATGTAAGGTGTATAGAGCTTTTATGACCCAGACAGGAACTAACGCACCAGTTCCTACTATCGTTGGTACTAACACTATTGGTCCACTTGTTTGGGCTAGATCATCTGCGGGTATTTATACAGCCACATTGATTAATGGTTTTGTTGGTAATGTTACTACTATAGCAGGGCTATCTGCGGTTAGTGCTACTGACGTAAGGATTGCATTCACGAAAACAAGTTCAGATGTAGTTACATTTAATGTCTATCAGAATGATGTACTGACAGATGGCCTTGGACAAGACCAATATATAGAAATTAGAGTATACTAGTTTTTGTCACAAAAATCTACTATATTTGCGACACTATTAATTAAATCAAATCAAAATGGCAAAAGAAAAAGGACTCACTGAAGAGGAGTTTGAAAGACTTAAGGGTCTTAATGAAGCATACTTAAATGCCAAAGGTAGAGTAGCTGACGCTTCATTATTTCAAAAAAGAAGTTTAGACATATTAGATGCAACTGAAAATTCATTGCATAAGCTGCAAGAAGAACTTGTATCTAAATATGGTGAAGTTACTATTGATTCACAATCAGGGCTTTTTAAATGATTCGCAAGATATCTATAGGTTTAGATCTCCTGAAGGCTATGCATTATGTCGTTGGGCAGCAGGTACTTGACAAGTCTTACTCTATAGATACAATACGATATGAAGGTCTTGATATTGTAATATATATCAAGAAGGAAGATGAAATCGTAAAATGGAAATCATTGAATGCCAATGTTCCAATCACTATTGAATATAAAATAGACTTCTAATGCAATCACCATATTGCTTTATCGTACAGCCAGTTGGGGGAAAAAGATATAGCAACACCAAAGAAATTGACGGAGTAGAATTGATAACATCTACATCCAAAGAAGATCATACTACTACTAACAGGCAAGGTGTTGTTATGTCTACTCCTCTATACTATAACGGTCCAATAGAGGCAGGAGATATAGTTATAGTTCATCATAACGTATTTAGATTGTATTACGACATGAAAGGAATGGAGAAAAGCTCTTGGTCTTTCCTGAAGGACAATACATTCTTAGTCACATCTGAGGAATTGTTCTTATATAAGAAAATCAATGGAGATTGGAAAGCACCATCGCCATACTGTTTTGTTGAGCCAATAAAGTCAGAGGGTAAAGATATACTGTCTGGAGAGATAAACGAAGCACTGTTTGGTACGATGGTTTATAAGAATGACGACCAAGAAAACGTCCAAGAAGGCGACCAAGTAGTTTTCAGTCCTGAGACTGAATATGAGTTCAGAATAGATGATAGATTGTTGTACAGAATGAGAACACAAAATATATGTCTAATAAGAGAGAAGAAATCCTAAAAGCTGCAATGGTTGGGATAGATGAACTCATAGGTGTTCTTCGTGATCCAATTATTTCAAACCCAGAGGATGCACTGTCAGCCGACAAGATGAAGAATGCAGCTGCTGCAAAGAGGCTTGCATTTGATGATGCACTGTATATGCTTGAGAGAGTTGAACAGTTAAGTAATGCTCAAGACATGTCAGCAGTACAAGCAAAGGCAGCAGAGATACCAACTAGCTTTGTTGAGTCAATGGCTAAAGAGAAAAAGAAATGAGTCTATATAGCGTCCTTCCAGACTACATAGCTAACTCTGTAAAAAGAACTAAGAGTTGGGATTATGGCTACAATGAGAAGTACGACATGGTTGTTATATCTAAGGACGGAAGTCTTGGTGATATATATGAGATTAATGGACTAAAGATAGGTCTTCCAAACTTACCAAAAGGTAACTTACCGAAAGGTAACAACAAATGGGAGCCAAAAGAATATCCACAAGAACTTGCTAGAATAAAGACAATATTTGAATGGAACTCAAAGTCAAATGAGTTCAAGGTAAAATGGGTAGATTACATACAGCAAGAGTTTGAGAGTAGGGAGTTTGGACATTGGTTCATGAATAACGGCAAGCCTACGTACATAACTGGCAGTCATTATATGTACTTGCAGTGGTCTAAGATTGACGTTGGTCTTCCTGACTTTCGTGAATCAAATAGAATCTTTCATATATTTTGGGAGGCATGCAAAGCTGACGACAGATGTTTTGGTATGTGCTACCTAAAGAACAGGCGTAGTGGTTTTTCATTTATGTCTTCATCTGAGACGGCAAACATTGGTACTATATCTAAAGATGCGAAGCTAGGGATACTATCAAAGACAGGAGCTGATGCTAAGGAGATGTTTATCAATAAGGTTGTTCCTATCGTAAGGAACTACCCATTCTTCTTTAAGCCAATCCAAGATGGTATGGACAATCCCAAGACAGAGTTATCGTTTAGGGTTCCTGCAAAGAAGATTACAAAGAAGAACATGTCTGAGACTGATACTGATGAGATATTAGGTCTTGACACAACAATTGACTGGCTTAATACTGCGGACAACTCTTATGATGGTCAGAAGCTACTAAACCTAGTTCATGATGAATCTGGTAAATGGCTTGTACCAAACAACATATTAAACAATTGGCGTGTAACTAAGACTTGTCTTCGGTTGGGTAGTAGGATAGTCGGGAAGTGCATGATGGGTTCAACTGTTAACGCACTAGCTAAGGGTGGACAAAACTTCAAAGATTTATATTATGATTCAGATCCTAATAAGCGTAATGCTAACGGTCAGACAAAAAGTGGATTATACTCTCTGTTTATTCCGATGGAATACAATATGGAGGGATTTATTGATGAATACGGCTTTGCTGTTATAGATAATCCAAAGACTCCAATAATGGGTATAGATGGTAGAGACATTAAGGTAGGTGCTGTCACATATTGGGAGAATGAGGTTGAGGCACTGAAGCATGATGCTGATGCACTCAATGAATTCTACAGGCAGTATCCTAGAACTGAGTCTCATGCATTTAGAGATGAGTCTAAGCAGTCATTATTCAATCTCACAAAGATATACCAACAGATAGATTATAACGACTCGCTTATAAGAGACAGGGTACTTACTAGAGGTTCTTTTAGTTGGAGAAATGGAGAGAAGGATACAGAGGTTATTTGGACTCCTGACTCACGTGGCAGGTTCTTAATATCATGGATTCCACCAGATGGCTTAAGGAATAATGTTGTAATGAGAAACGGCAAGCGATGTCCAGGCAATGAGGAGTTCGGCGCATTTGGGTGTGACCCGTATGACATATCTGGAGTTGTAGGTGGTGGTGGATCTAACGGTGCACTACATGGTTTAACTGGCACATCTTTAAATCCAGAGGTTCCGTCAAATATGTTTTTCTTAGAGTATGTAGCAAGGCCGCAGACGGCAGATATATTCTTTGAGGAAGTGCTTATGGCTTGCGTATTTTATGGTATGCCTGTGTTGGCTGAGAACAACAAGGCAAGGATGCTGTACCACTTTAAGAATAGAGGCTATAGAGGATTTTCTATGAATAGACCTGACAAGAATGTTGCTCAATTAAGTAAGACTGAGATTGAAATTGGTGGTATACCGAATACTTCTGAAGATATTAAGCAAACCCATGCCGCATGTATAGAGTCTTATGTAGAACAGTACGTAGGGTTTGATACAGAAGAGACGTACAGAGATTCAGACCTAATTGGAAATATGTATTTCACTAGAACACTTGAGGATTGGGCTAGATACGATATAAACAATAGAACAAAGTTTGATGCATCCATTAGTTCTGGTCTTGCAATAATGGCTACACGTAAGCATCTATTCAAGACAGAGACCAAAAAGTCGAAAATAATGATTAAATTTGCGAGATACGACAACTCGCAAAATAATAGCAGTATTATAAAAGAATGAAGATCCCAGAGATAATTATAAGCAGTACTCCATTTCCAAATCAGTTAGCTTCTGACCAAGAGAAGGCAACAATGGAATACGGACTAAGAGTCGGGAAGGCTATAGAAAACGAGTGGTTTCGTCGAAAAGGAGGATCTTGTAGATACTACGATCAGTTTGGGCAGTTTCATAAACTTAGACTTTATGCTCGTGGAGAGCAACCTATTCAAAAATATAAGAATGAGATTTCTGTAGATGGTGATCTATCGTATCTTAATTTAAATTGGGACATTGTTCCAATCATACCTAAATTCGTTGACATAGTTGTTAACGGTATGTCTGACAGACTTTATGCTGTAAAGGCACAGGCCCAAGACATAATGTCGGCTGAGAAGAAGAACTTATTTCAAGACATGGTTGAGGCTGACATGGTATCTAAGGATTTACTATTGAAGGCTAAAGATCAGTTAGGTATCAACGCATTTAATGTTGATCCAGATGAGCTACCTGAGAACGATGAAGAGCTATCTCTTTACATGAATCTTAAGTACAAGCCATCAATAGAAATAGCTGAGGAAATAGCTATTGATACAGTGTTTCAGATGAATGACTTTTCTACCGTTAGAAAGATGGTAGACAAGGACCAGACTGAGATTGGTATCGGTGCAGTTAAGCATAGCTTCTATCCTGGAAAAGGTGTATCAGTTGAGTACGTTGATCCAGCGAACATGATTTACAGTTATACAGAAAAGCCTGACTTCTCTGACTGCTATTACTTTGGTGAGATTAAACAGATGCACTTTACTGAGCTTAAGAAAATTAAGCCAGACATCAGTGAGGAAGAATTGTTAGAAATTCAACAGTCAGGAAGTGCGTGGTATAACGCATTCCCAGTAATATATAAGTACCAAGACGATATATTCTCTAACGAGTTAGTTACTCTTTTATATTTTAATTATAAGACAGATAAGAAGTTTGTCTATAAGAAAAAGAATCTAGAGAATGGCGGGTCTAAAGTAATTAGAAAGGATGACTCATTTAATCCAGAGGATAATGAGATGTTCCAAAAAGTAGAGGTTAGCAAAGAGGTTTGGTACGAAGGTGTAATTGTAGCTGGTACTAATATTATACTTCAGTGGGAGATGTGTAAGAATATGGTTCGTCCTAAATCTGCATCTAACAAAGCTACTGCTAATTATGTATTGTTTGCGCCTAGAATGTATAAAGGGCAGATTGATTCACTAGTTAAGAGAATGATCCCTTTTGCTGACCAGATACAGTTAATACATTTAAAGCTACAGCAAGTACAAGCAAGGATTGTTCCTGATGGGGTGTTTATCGATGCAGATGGATTGAATGAAGTTGACCTTGGGACAGGAGCCGCTTACAATCCAGAGGACGCACTTAAGTTATACTTCCAGACAGGTTCCGTTATTGGTAGGTCTTATACTGGTGATGGCGAATTCAATAATGCTAGAGTTCCTATTCAAGAATTAAACAGTAATAGCGGTCAGTCTAAGATTGCTGCACTTATCGGAAGCTATAACCATTACCTTAGTATGATCCGTGATGTCACAGGACTAAATGAAGCTCGTGATGGATCAATGCCTAACCCTGATGCACTTGTTGGTGTTCAGAAGTTAGCGGCATTGAATAGTAATACAGCAACTAGACACGTAATGGAGGCAAGTATGTCTATCGTTAAGAGACTTGCTGAATGTATATCTATTAGGATAGCAGACATACTTAACTACGCTACGTTTGCAGATCAGTTTGCAATGCAGATTGGTAAGTATAACATGAGAATACTTAATGATGTTAAGGACTTGTATCTATATGACTTTGGTATATTCATTGAGCTTGACCCAGATGAGGACGAGAAGGAGATGCTAGAGAGAAATATTCAGATAGCTTTACAGAGAGATGCAATTGACCTAGAGGATGCGATTGATATAAGAAACGTAAAGAATATAAAGGTAGCTAACGAACTATTGAAGGTTAAGCGTAAGCGTAAACTTTTAGCTATGCAGAAGAGAGAAGACCAAGTCGCACAGATGCAAGCAAATAATAACGCTATGTCTCAACAAGCTGCTGCCGATGCTGCCATTCAAAAGGTTCAGGCTGAGGCTCAGGTAAAGTCTCAAGTTAAGCAGACTGAGATTCAGTTAGAGATGCAAAAATTGCAGATGGAAGTAGAGCTAAAGAAGCAATTGATGCAGATTGAATTTGAATACAATATGCAATTAAAAGGAATTGAAGTAGATGGACTTAAGAAGCGAGAAGCAGATAAGGAAAAAGCTAAGGACAAACGAATTGACCTACAAGCAACTAGACAATCAGACCTCATCGAACAAAGACAAAAGCAGCTTCCTGCAAAAAACTTTGAGAGTGCTGAAGACGATTTATCGGGATTTGATTTAGAATCATTTGGACCTAAGTAATATGAAGAAAGGACTATACGCAAATATTCACGCTAAAAGAGAGCGTATTGAGGCAGGCTCTGGAGAGAAAATGAGAAAGCCAGGAACTAAAGGTGCGCCTACAGCTAAGGCATTCAAGAAGGCAGCTAAAACCGCTAAGAAGAAATGAAAGATAAAGTTAAATCACCAATTGTAAAAAGTGGTGATATTATTGGTCATTTTGTAATTGACAAAACTTTATTAGTAGGTAAAAATAAGGTTTATGATTGCATATGCAAATGTGGTTCAATTAAAAGATTTTGGAAATTTTCAGCTATAAAAAATCAAAAAACATGTGGATGCGGATATGATGAATTTGGATTCACTTCTAAACAAAGAAGATCTATTAAAAGCCGAATGAGTGGATATATTAATGGAGCTAAAAAAAGAGGGTTTTCATGGGAATTAGATTATAATGATTTTTGTAAAATTTCTACACAAAAATGTTTTTATTGCGGATCTAATCCTAAAAAATGGGATTGTATATCCAATGCTCCATCACTTCAAAAAGATTCTCCAAATGTAAACCCATCTGATTATGAAATATATTTTACTGGAGTAGATAGATTTGATACTAATAAAGGATATACAGTTAATAATTGTGTCCCGTGTTGTGTATATTGCAATAGAGCAAAAAGCAATTTAGATTTTAAAGATTTTAAAGAACACATTAAAAAAATGTACCAATGGCTATACCAAGTAGAGTAAAATCAATAATGGACAAAAATGGATTAAAATCCGTTAATAATCCTAAAAAAACTCCAAATAATCCAAATAAAAGTCATGTTGTCATGGCTTCAGAAAATGGAGTTTATAAATTAATTCATTTCGGGCAGCAAGGTGTAAAGACTAATCAGACTGTCGGACAACGTGAGGCATTCAAAAGTAGACACGCAAAGAATATATCAAAAGGAAAATTATCAGCTGCTTACTGGGCAGACAAAGTTAAGTGGAGTCCTAGTAAGACTTCTTCACCAAGTAAGAAATGGATAAAAGGATCATGAAAAGTATAAAAACACCTAGCCCTAAAAAGGCTTCTATAGCAAAGACAATAAAGTCTAAAGGAGTGCCTAAGTTTAAGATGCCAAAAGCACCAAAATGCTAATATTGTTTTTTTAGTTAATTTTGTAACAAATTAAATCAAATATAATGAGTGAATTCAAAGTTAGAGCTGTAGAGTTCGAAGAGAAGTCTGTAGTTGAACACGAACAAGAACTCGTAGATAGACACGAGAGAGAAGTTGCAGGAGATGCAACTGAATCAGTAACCGATGAGCCAATAGCTGAGGTAACTGAAGAGACAGTAATAAATAGTGAACAGGCAGTACCTGTCACTAATGATATAAAAGAAGAGGACGTTCTTTCACATCTTAGAAGCAGATACAATAAAGAGATAAACTCTTTAGATGATTTGTTTGCGCAAAGAGAAGCTAACGATGAACTACCTGAAGACGCTGCTGCTTTTTTAAAGTTTAAGCGAGACACTGGTAGAGGAATAGAAGATTTTGTACGACTTAACAAGGACTTCGATAAGATGGATGAAAAGTCTGTCTTGTATGAATACTATAAGAGTTCAAATCCAGAGTTTGACGATGAGGATATCTCATTTAAGATTGAAGAGCTTTCATACGATGAAGACTTCGATGATGAGAAGGATATCAAATCTAAAAAGTTAGCATTAAAACAAGAGCTAAAAAGAGCCAAGCAATATCTAGAAGATCAGAAGGAGCAGTATAAAATTCCGCTTGAGTCAAGTAAGAGTTTTGTTCCAGATGAAGATAAGGATGAGTTTGAATCTTATAAGCAATATAAGCAACAGGTGACAACATCTGAGCAAGAGGCACGCAAAAGGTCTGAGTATTTTGAAGCTAAAACAAATGAGTTGTTTTCAGATAAGTTCGAAGGTTTCGGATTTAATATCGATGACAACAAGGTTGTTTACAAGCCGTCAGATACAAAGGCAATAAAGGAGCAGTCAGATATTACTAAGTTCATTAAGAACTTTTTAAATGAAGACGGTTACGTTAAAGATGCGGAACTTTTTCACAGAGCTATTACCATTGCTTCAGACCCAGATAAGTTTGCTAAATTCTTTTATGAGAAGGGCAAATCGGATGGTGTCGAAAACATAGCTGTTGAATCTAAGAATATAGACATGGGTCGTCCTGCAACAACGGTAACACCAAAGCAAGGCTTCACTGTTAGATCCTTAGACGGAGACAATATAGAGTATAAAATAAAAAGTAAAAACAAAAACTAAAAAAAATGGCAGGTTCATTATCGGTAACTCCTACGTTTGAGTTACAACCAAGTTCAAAAAAGGCTACGTTGCAGAGCAACTACCTTACTAATTTCGATTTCTTAAACCAGTATCTACCTGATACAATGGAGAAAGAATTCGGACGTTATGGAGATCGTTCTATCGGGTCCTTCCTTCGTAACATGAGTGCTGAAATTCCTTCTAACTCTGACTTGATTAAATGGTCAGAAGAAGGTCGTCTTCACACTAAGTATATTAACGTTACTTCTGGTGCGGCTATCACTTCTGATACAGCTACATTGACAGTTGCTGATGCTGGTATTACAGCTTGTAACTTCCGTGTTGGTCAGACTGTATTCATTTCAGCTAACGCTTCTTCTGTAGCTAACAGAGCTATCATCACAGCTGTATCTGGTCTTACATTTACAGTTGCTTACTATGAGGCAGGTGGTCAGACTTTTGCTTTAGGTGCAGTAGTTACTTGTTTCGTTTACGGTTCTGAATTCAAAAAAGGAGCTAATGGAATGCAAGGTTCTTTGGAGGCTGAAACTGAAATCTTTGAAGTTTCTCCTATCATCATCAAGGACAAGTTTGCTATCTCTGGTTCTGACATGGCTCAAATCGGATGGATCGAAGTTGAAGGTGATAACGGAATGGGATACCTTTGGTACTTGAAGTCTAAGCATGAGACTCGTCTACGTTTCGAAGATTACCTTGAAATGATGATGGTTGAGCACGTTGAAACTGATGCTGGTTCTGGAGCTGCTGCTGCACTTGGAAATGTATCTGGATCACAAGGTTTACTTTCTTCTATCGAAGAGCGTGGTAACGTATGGTCAGGTGGTGTTCCTTCTACATTGAATGATTTCGATACAATTCTTAATCGTTTGGATAAGCAAGGTGCAATCGCTGAGAATACTATCTTCGCTAACCGTACATTCTCTTTGAATATTGACGATATGTTGGCTGCTCAAAACTCTTACGGAGTTGGTGGTACATCTTATGGTCTATTCGATAACGATGAGCAAATGGCAATCAATCTTGGATTTACAGGATTCCGTAGAGGTGGTTATGATTTCTACAAGTCTGACTGGAAGTACTTGAATGATGCTACTCTTCGTGGAGGTCTAGTAGGTGGTGTTGTTAACGGTGTATTAGTTCCAGCAGGATCAACGAATGTTTATGACCAAGTTCTTGGTAAAAACACAACTCGTCCGTTCTTGCACGTTCGTTACCGTGAGACAGCAAACGAGAATCGTAAGTATAAGACTTGGTTGACTGGTTCAGCAGGTGGAGCACAAACTAGCGATCTTGATGCAATGGAAGTACACTTCCTTTCTGAAAGAGCGTTGTGTACACTTGGAGCTAACAACTTCTTTATCTTCAAATAAAAACAACCTAGAGAGGGGCATCAGTGTCCCTCTCTATTTTTTTTCTTATAATTCAAATTAAAATCAAATGAAAACAACAAGAACATTCTTGCTTAATAGCAAGAAATCACCAGTATCATTTATTCTTCAATCTAGAGATCTTCCTACTAGAAGACTACTACACTTCGATGAAGAGAAAAAGAAAAATCGCAGTCTGCGATATGCAAGTAATCAAACGTCACCATTTCAAGATGAGCAAGATGAGAACTCTATTTTAGAGCCGATTATCTTTGAAGATGGGGTACTTACAGTGCCAGACACAAATCCAGTTCTTTATGAGTTCTTAAGTTTACACCCAAGCAATGGAGATGTATTCTACGAATGGGATCCTGCTAAGGATGCTGAGGAAAAACTTAACATGGAGAACTTAATTCTTGATGCTAAGATTGAGGCACGATCATTGAGTCCTGACAAGATGGCATCTATAATAAGAATCTTTACTGAAAAGAATACTGAAAAGATGTCATTAAATGAACTTAAGTGGGAGGTGATGAATATCGCTGAACACTACACTGAGGAGTTCATGAATGCAATCAATGACCCAGAACTAGCAGTAGATGATATGGCCTTCAGAGCAATCAAGGATGGATATGTATCGGTTAGAAATGGTGGTCGTGATGTTCATTACAACTTAAAAGACAACAAAAAACGAATGTTCTCTGTACCTATGGGAGAGAGTGCTGAGAGTGCATTATCTGCATGGATGCAATCTGAAGATGGGCAAGATTTCTATATATTCCTAACTAAAGAATACGAAGCATAATATTTTATATCTTTGTACTTTACTAACCAAAAAAAAATAAAAAGACAT